TAAAGAACTCTACTATAGATCCGTTAGGAAATGAGTAGATATGCTCTGACATATTGTGGCTAGCCTTGTCGTAGATACCCGCTTCTTTAAGTACTTCTAGAAAGTCGCGCATAGCTGTAGCACGTAGCGCTGGGAATGTCTTACGAATGATTGAAACGACTTTGTGCGGGTTCTGTAAACAGTACACCATTATAAGCTGACACAGCGAGTAGGTCTTACTAGAACGGCTACCACCCTCGTTGATGATAAAACGCGCCTCATTACTATAAAGCGCGTCGTAATTACGTTCGAATACTATTGTAGACTTTAGGTCCATTACTCTAGTTCTTTGGTGTCGGGTCTAATAATAGAAATTTTTATTTCGTTTATGTTTTCGCCGTTGCTGGTTACGTCCGTCTTTTCGGTTAGGTTATTTAGACGCTGTGTAATTGACGGGTTGTATTGGCCAACCATACCGCCCTCGATTTGGTCTTGTCGAATTGCTTTCTTTATACGTTGGCAGACCCCGCAATACTCTTCGTATGCCCCATTCGTATTTCTAAAGTAGTGGTCTAGTGTTACGCCTTGTTCATATCCCCAAACCTCGAAGCCTTCGTATGTAAGTGGAACGCGTAGCTTTTCTTGTACTACTTTACCGCTTTGTAGGGCTTTGTCTATTACTCTAGGGTTTGAGTGTACTTTGTCCTTGTAGGCTTCGAACATTTCCCATAGCTTTTCTGGGGTTTCTATGTATTTATGTTTTCCCATTTGTGTTCGTGTTTTTAAAGTGGTCTAGGAATTGGTCTTCTGTTAGTTCTTCTACGCATAGTAAAGTAGGCATATCTGAAAGGTACACTATAACGTGGTTTTCGTCTTTAGCTAGTTCTTTTTCTATGCACTTACCTAGCGTGTACATTTTATGGCCCATATCTAAAATGTAAAAAGGCATTACTTCTTTTTAAGTGACTTAACGTAACGACTTAAGGCTTCGCGTTTGTGTGTTTCCCATACTCTATTGCATACGGCATAGCGTTGGCTTTCTTCTGGGAATGCTCCTACGCTTTCTTCGTCGGCCATACAGCGTTGTAAGAACTTGTCTTTACCTTCGCCTTTAATTGGTTGTGGCATTTTTTCTTCGTTTTCGTGTTTTCTTAATAACTGGCTTCGGTTCTTCTACAGCGTCCGCTTGCGCTACTTCTTGGTCTATGCCCGTGTAGCTAATTGTTTTGGCTTCTGGTTCGAATAAGTAGCCTAGCCCTATGCTTTGGTAGTATGTAAAGCGTTTGGGGTCTATTTTGTCTACTTCTACTCGGCGCTGGCCTAGTACGCTATCGTAGGTGATAATAGTCTTACCTTTGTGTTCGTCTTTAATTTTCATTTTTCGTGTTTTCAATAGTTTCTATAATCTGCGAAATGCCACCGATAGCAACCAGCACGCCAGTTGCGAAAAGTGCGTGTTTAAATTCGGCTAGGGCTATTAATGCACCTATTGCCGTTATAATTACTCCCGTTGCTATGCTCGTTTTACTTGACATATCTATAACTATATTCGAGTTCGCGAAGTTTTTGTTTTAAATTCCTAATCATATAATGGGCTGACGTTCTAGGAATGTCGAAAAAGTCGGCCATAGCTTTAGCGGTTTGGCGTTCTTCTATGAAATAAGCTTCTGCTATTCGTTTTTCTACTGGGTCTTTAACTTCTGACATATATTTCTGTATGCAGTACTTGCGTAGGTTGTAGCGGGCTTCTATTTCTATCTTGTCTAGTATGTCCGTGTCTTCTGGTTCGTCTACTATAATTGGTTCTTGGCTATGGCAGTCGTCTTGTTTGTGGCTTAACGACGTGGGCCAAAGTATCTGCATTTTTATACTATTAAGTAGGTAGCTTTTTACGCTGTTTTCGTCCGTTTTTTCGGCTTCTATAGTGACGACGTGTAAATAGGCGTTGTTTATAATGGTGTCGGCCTTTAACATTGAAAGCTTAATGTTCTTGTAATTGTTATAAGACGTAAGTAAGTGGTTAGTGTAGCGCCTAACTTCGTCGTAATTCTTACTTATGTAAGCGTCAAGCGTGTTTTTGATACCAGACAAGGAACTCATTATAAAATTTTAATCTGTCAGCGTGAGCGCATAAACAGCCGTTTTCTTGTTTGCCCGTAACCTTTACCCTAATCTTTTGAAGCTTCTTTAAGTGTAGCTTACTTAATCTGTTGGGGCTTACTTGCTCTAGCAGTCCGTCTATTTCTAGTTTTTCAGCTTCTGTAAGCATAAGTCTATAGCGTATGTGGACAAACTAACCAAACACGCGACTAGAAACTGGCCAGAAAGCAACCACGTAGACCAAAAGCCCACGCATTTAGGACAGCCAAAAGCGGCGTGAATGTAAATTGTAAAGGAATTTAGCGGCAACTTACTGAAAATGTAGTCAAGTAATAGCTGTATCGGTTCAAACGTTACCAAAAACCAGCCTAGCGCTATGTAAAATAGTATTTCCATACTCAAAAGTAAGGTTATTTATATTTGTATTTCAACAAGTTGTTAACAAAAAAGCCCCAATTAAGGGGCTTCTAGTAGTAGTTAGTAGTTTAGAGTTCGTGACGTATTAAATACTCGTCTAGTTTTATGGCTGTCTTTAGTGAAACGTCTTTACCTTGCATAAAGTTGTTGATTTGAAAAGGGTGAAACTTACCAGTATAGGCTTTTATTTCTTCTGCTATTTCGTTTCTTGTTTTGTACCTTAAAACCTCGCGTAATTTGTTACGTAGTTCTGTGTCGTTAATGTTCATAACTTTTAAAAAGGTAGGTCGTCGTTTGGCACTAGCGGCTTATGTTCCATTTTTTCGGGTGCTACATACGGTTCGCTAAAAGACAGCGAAAAGAAGCTTTCGCCTTTCTGTGTTTGCTTAACCCATACCGCAACGTCCATTTCTTTACCATTTACTACGCAGTTGCCTTTATAGTCTGGGTGGTTAGGCATTTGCTTGTAGTTGTTTTTAAAAATTGCACCAGAATTATTTTTCTTTTCCATTTAGAATATATTAAAAATTACTGACAAAGTTACCGCTGTCAGTATTGCGGTTATTAAAATCATTGTGCCAATAGCGGCCATTTCTTCGCGTTTGTTTTCTTTGTCTAGTTTCATAGCTTTTTATAGTTGTCTGCCGTATCTAGGTAAATTTCCCACTCCTTATCCGTGTAGGTTGACATTACCTTAAATTCGTCTTGACGGGAACGCCAGACGTAAACACGGACGACGTACTTTTAGACGTTAAGTCTAGCTGGGACGCTACAACTTTTCCGTTTTTTGCTACAGAAATACCTACCAAAGACTACTATTACCAACTTCAAGGCTATCTAGAACTTACGGGTAAGACAAAAGCGCTACTGGTTTACTGCCTAGTTAATACCCCTATAGAAATGGTAGAAGACGAAATAAGACGCGCGCATTGGAACGCTCATCTTTTAGAAGAAGACCTAGACCTACGCGAAGAAATACTAAAGCGCCACGTATTCGACCACATACCGCTAGGCAGACGCGTTAAAGTCTTCGAAGTAGAAAAAGACGAACAAGTAATAAACGAAATAAAAGACCGCGTAGAACTATGCCGCGAGTATTTTAACACCTTATACAATTTCCTATGAAAAGGACAACTAAAGAAGTACACGAAGCAATGCATTTTCTAAATGCTATTAGAATTTTACTTGATTTAAAAGATATGTCTTATGTGTATGGAAATAATATCAATTTACTTTGGTGTTGTTTAGAAGAAATAGAAATAGACGATACTTTAAACGAAGAACTATGAAACAAGAAGTAGAAGACCAGATAGTAAAAAGCGTACTAGCGAAGTACGTCGAACGCTCAAACACGGGGCTAAAGAAGTACGGCACGCCATTAACACGAAACGACCTAACGTTAACAGACTGGATAAACCACTTACAACAAGAACTAATGGACGCCACGCTGTACCTTGAACGCATACAAAAGGACATAACGCTAGTAGAAATAGAAGCTTTCAGTAATGGCTACCGAGAGGCAAGTAAACGAGTATAGGCGGAACTTCTCAATAGATATAGAACGCTGACGGCTCGGAATAGACGAGCACTTTTAACCTTTAAATCAGAATAAGATGACGGCAGTAGAATATCCATTTAGACAAGGAGAAACTTATTACTTTATAAGTGACCAAGAGCATATAATAGAAGCAGTGTGGGATTATATAGCAGAAACACTCTACAATGAGAAAAGAATGTACTTTAAATCATACAAAGGAGCGCATAATTATTTACTAAAAAACTATTAATAAAATGGAAAAAGAATTTGTAAAGGGTATTTTACTTGGAGTAATAGTATCCGCAATCATTCAATCTATACTAACATTTGTAATTTTAATAAACCTTTAAATCAGAATAAGATGACAGCAGTAGAATGGTTAGTTAATCAATTTGACACTACAATCAATTATACATTGGAAGAATGGCAACTAAAAATAAAACAAGCCAAAGAAATGGAGAGGGAGCAGATAATGGATGCTTTTATTTTCTCAAAAGACCCTTTTGGTCTTTCTATTGGTAATAGCCACACAATTAAAAAAGCGGAAGACTACTATAACACAACCTTTAAATCAGAATAAGATGACACCCGAAGAAAAAGCATTTCAGTTAATAGGTGTAGTGGGAGTAGCAACTGCAATATTTGTTGTGGATGAAATAATGAAAAGCAGAAAAGAAGATTCAGCATTTGATGACATACACCTTGCAAAAGGAAGTGAATATTATACACCACACCCAATGTATTTTACCTATTGGAAGGAAGTAAAAAACGAAATATATAATCATAAATCAGAATAAGATGAAAGGAACAATCAAACAATATAGACCAGCTTATTTTAGCGGTTATGAAAACGAGTTAAGTAGTTTTAACTCATTAAAAGAACTTTTGAATATAAAGTGGGTTAAACAATTCAGTAAGTCAAAGAATTTTTATAGGTATTCTATTGATTTGGCTGATTCGTATTCAAGTAGCCGACATACATTAATGGCTGAATATAAAAATGGTACTGAATGGTGGGTTATTGGCTTTATAGACAAAAACACGGAAATAAAAGGAATAGAATTATTTAACCCAGAAGAAGAATAAGATGAGTTACGAACTAATAGCTAAACCAAACACTTGGGATAGGACATTCACTATCCGTCTGAAGTACACCAAAGGCATCGAGAAGTATCGAACCAATAAACTAACCGAAGACGAATTCAAAGTAATGTCAACTTACACACCTAAAGAGTGGGAAATATACCTTGATACCGCAGATAACTATAAGAAGATATGAAACTAAAAGAATGGAAGCCAAGCCGACAAGATAAAAGCAGAAACGAACTATCTGCATACGGTACAATGATTTTAATAAGTGCAATACTGATAGCACTAACTTTATCAGTAATTTTTAATATATTCTAAATGCAAAAAGAAATAATTGAAATAATTTTAATTAAATATGAGGAGGCAATAGCTACTTATGTAAAGTATAAAGACAGAG